TGAGTCTGTAAAATGGTCTATCATTAATAATAATTTAGAAATTAATTTTATGACACCTACTAAGGATGTTATTGGTAGTGTGATTTGTAGAGATTTTCAATTAGAAGATGCTAATTTAGCTATTTATGATACTAAAAAATTGCAAAATTTAATTTCAATCTGTAATGGTGATTTATTACTTGAATTGGAAAGAATTAATAAAGTATTTACTAAGTTAAAAATTTCTGATATGAATTTTAATCTAAATTATGCTCTATCAGATCCTTTACTTATTGATAAAGTAGGTACTGTAAATATTCCTGATTGGGTTGTTGAACTAGATTTAACTTCTGAAGATGTTGATAACATTGTTAAAGCAAAAAGTGCTTTAGCTCAGATTGATAATATGTTAGTAACTACATCTCAAAACTTAGATGGCCAAGATGTTGTTGAGTTTGTATTTGGTGATGAATCAGGCCATAATAACAAAATTACTTACCAAATTGCCGGAAATATAAAAGAACAAGATATGAAATTACCTTTTAATTCTGATATGTTAAAAATAATTTTACAAGCAAACAAAGATATGGAAGGTGGTAAATTATATTTAAGTACTATGGGATTAATGAAATTAGAATTTAATTCAGATTCTATTGCTAGTGAATATTTTATGGTAAGACGTGCAGAAACTGATTTTTAATATATGTATCAATATACGAAGATGACCTTAGGGCATTTATTTTTATTATTAACCGCTGATCTTAGTGACAGCATAAATTTAAAGTGATATGAGTACACTATTTCCTTATGATCTCTTATTTAGAGATTTCTTCAAGTCTGAATTAGACTTCCAACCGGCTACACAAGCCAAATTCACTCACCCAGTAGATATTTTTGAGAATAAGCACGGGCTACATTTTGATATTGCCTGTACTGGTCTTTCTAAAGAAGATGTTGAAATCAATATCGAAGGGGATGTCCTTAAAGTTTCTTATACTAAACCTCAAGACGAAGAGTGCTGTGAGGTAAACGATTGTACCTACATCCATAGAGGTGTAGCTAAACGTTCGTTCAATTTAGGTTATAAAATCGCTCCTAAATTTAATCTCTCAAAAGCAGAGGCAATGATGGAGAATGGTTTATTGGGAATTAGAATCCCATTTGCTGATGAAGCTAAACCAAAAACAATTAAAATTAAATAAGTTATAATTTGGTGCCCCAAGGCATCTTTCGTATATTCAAGTCAAATAAATAAAAACAGTTATGCCAAATTTTATTACAGATCCACAACTGGATCCTTACATGATTCAAATTGATGAAAGCAATTATGCTGTGGTTAAAAACGTCACAGCTGATAGCGGAAAAGTTTATCAACAAACCTTAGGTTTCTTTTCTAAACTAGGATCCGCTATTAGAAAAATTGCTAAAGATGATTTATCAAGTAAGAATTATAGTTCATTGGAAGAGTATGTTACAGAATTTAACAAAATTGAAGAAAGATTAAATAATATTGTAAATTTATGAGTTTAGAAGCATTGTATAATGCCGTTGTTGTAAAACCGGTAGAATTAGAAGAAACCATGTATGGTAATATCGTTGTTCCTGATATGGGGAATGATGTAAACAAATCAGCTGAAGTAGTAGCAGTAGGTCCTGGTCAAACAATCGCAGGAGGTAATTTTGTAGCTACCCAGTTACAACCAGGTGATATTGTAGTACTTCCTACTATGGGGTTTACTAAATTTACCTATGAAGGTGAAGAGTATTGGATTGGTAAAGAAAATGAAGTTTTAGCAAAAATTAATAAATAATGAGTAAAATAATTAATTACGGTTCAGAATCTAGAGAAAAACTAGTAAAAGGTATTGATAAATTAGCAAATGCTGTGGTTACAACATTAGGTCCTCACGGTCGTAATGTTGTAATTTCAAAGCCTGGTGATTATCCACAATCCACTAAGGATGGGGTAACCGTTGCTAAAAGTATTTCTTTACAAGACCCAGTTGAGGAACTAGGGGTACAAATGGTAAAACAAGCCTCAATTAAAACCGCAGATAAAGCAGGTGATGGTACCACTACTTCTACTTTGTTAGCAAGTGAAATGGTAAAAGCAAGTTTACAACACCTTAACAATGGTGCTAATGCTGTTGAAATCAAACGAGGTGTAGATATTGCTGTAAAACAAGTAACTCAACTCCTTAGATTGAATGCTGAAGATATTACTTCAGAAGAACAACTAGAACAAATTGCTACTATCTCAGCTAATAATGATCCTGAAATTGGAAAACTTATTACTGAAGCTATTAACAAAGTAGGTCGTGAAGGTGTAGTAACAATTGAAGCTTCTAAAGCAGGTGATACTTATCTTGAGACTGTAGAAGGTATGCAGTTTGATAGAGGTTACAAGTCACACTATTTTGTTACTAATAATAGTACAATGACTTCTACTTTAGATAAACCTTTTATTTTGATTGCAGATCAAAAATTCACACAGGTAAAAGATTTACTACCTGTACTAGAAGGGGTCTCAAATCAAAATCGCTCTCTTCTTATCATTGCTGAAGACATTGATAATGAAGCACTCGCTACTTTAATTGTAAACAAAATGCGTGGTACAATTAATGTATGTGCAGTTAAAGCCCCTGATTTTGGGGATCGTCGAAAACTAATCCTAGATGATATTGCTGTGTTAACAGGTGGTCAAGTATTCTCTAAAGAAAAAGGAATGAAACTTGATAAATTTAGTTGGGATTGGTTTGGTGAAGCTAGAACAGTTAATGTAACAAAAGATCAAACAACAATTATTGATGGAAAAGGAGGAGCTGAACCAATACAAGCACGTATTGAAGAACTTCAACAACAAATCGAACAAGCGCAAAGTCCGTTCGAACAAGAAAAACTCCAAGAAAGATTGGCAAAATTCATCGGAGGAGTAGCTATTATTCATGTAGGAGGTAACACTGAAACTGAAATTTCTGAAAAGAAAGACCGAGTAGAAGATGCACTTCATGCTACTAAAGCAGCTATTGAAGAAGGTATTGTACCTGGTGGTGGAGCTGCTTTACTTTATGCTCGTGAAGGTATTGAGAATCAAGATGAAATTGGCCCACAAATTGTATACCAAGCTTGTGGTAAGCCATTTGAACAAATTCTTACTAATGCTGGTTATGACCAAGTAAAGGCTAAAATGCTTGCTATGAATTTTGTTACTAGTGAAACTAACTGGGATGGTTATAACCTAAAAACTGAATCTATCGTTAACATGAAAGAAGCAGGTATTATCGACCCAGCTAAAGTAACTCGTACAGCACTTGAAAATGCTGCCTCAGTTGCAGGTACAATCTTACTTACAGAATGTACAATTGTTGACGAACCAGAAGAAAGTAATGAACCTGTTAACCCGATGGCGGGTATGGGAGGAATGTTCTAATGAAGATAGAAAAACAAGAATTTCTAGAGGTTATTGCAACTCGTAAACCCCCTGGGGACCAATGGGTCCTCGAGGGGGATACGATTGTACATAAATCTATTACTGAGGCATTAGAAGCATGGTTTTCAAAATCAGGTGAAAAAGCTGAATTTAGACTTGCTCCCTTAGCAGGAAAGTTGTATGTTATACGCACAGAAGAGGTAGAGGTAAAACCCGAACCACCTAAGAAATTTAATATATATGGTGACTACTAAAGATCACACGTTATTAGTTGAAAAATATCGTTCTAAAACGTTAGATAGTTATGTTGGAAATGAACACATCAAAAAGACCATTGAACAATATCTCGGTCAAAATGATATCCAAAACCTTATTTTCTATGGGCCCGCTGGTACAGGTAAGACGACTCTGGCTAAACTCATTGTTAATAACCTTAATTGTGATTACCTTTATATCAACGCAAGTGATGAAAGGGGTATCGAGACTATTAGGGACAAAGTATCAGGGTTTGCTTCAACAGCTTCATTCAAGCCACTCAAAGTGGTTATCCTTGATGAGGCAGATTTTCTTACGATTCAGGCGCAAGCTTCTCTTAGAAATGTAATTGAAACATTCTCACGTACTACACGTTTTATTATGACGTGTAATTATGTTGAGCGTATCATTGACCCACTTCAGTCACGTTGTCAGGTACTTAAAATTATCCCTCCTAGTAAAAAAGAGGTAGCAGTACACCTTGCTAGTGTAATGGCAACTGAAGGCACAGCGTATGATATGGAAGATCTAAAAACTATTGTAAATCAATATTATCCTGATTTACGTAAGTGCCTTAATACAATTCAGCTATCAACTCAAGACCAAAAATTGGTTATAGATAAATCAGTATTAGTGTCATCTAATTATATGACATCAATACTAAAAGAATTAAGTAATGCTAAACCTAAATGGCGTGAAATACGTCAAATCATCGCTAACGCAAATGTTAGTGATTTCGAGGAGCTTTATCGTTATCTTTATGATAATGCTCATGTATATGCAAGTGGTCGTGAAGGGATGGTGGCAATTTTTATCAACGAATATAGTTACCAATCCAACTTCCGTATTGATAAAGAGATCAATTGTATGGGACTTATTGCAAAGTTAATTGAATTAAAATGAAACAATTCCTAAAGTTTTTAGTAATTTGGATTAGTCAAAACCTAGCCATACCTTTCTGGATGTTAGGGCACGTTCACTTATCATTAAATGTATACCAAGACCTACATGAGATAATCGCTAGTGTAGGTATGAATATTTTAGTAGCGATTGGATTTTATTTAGATTATAAACAAAACAAATAAACATGGATCAACCACAAATGAATATCGACCTCAAAAACACAGAGTCGGTAGAACACGCAAATGGAAAAGTATGGGCTCAAGGATTTATTATTCGTAAAGTCTCTAAATTTGTAGCAGGTACAGCTGAGGATGCTTTAATGCCCATCCCAGTTTTTTACAACCCAGAAACTGGTGAAATCTTACAGGACACACTACCAAAAGAGCTAAGAGATGAAGCAGGTGACAACCCTCTTCGAGTGGTTAAATGAGATAACTCTCTATAAAACAGCTCCTGAAGAAATTTCGCAAGAATCGTGGGATAAGTTTAATTCTTACATGATACATAGATACGTATCTATGAACATGGATTATATTGATATAGTAAACTATGTTCAAAAGATTAATCCACAAAATAAGAAACAAATTTATT